CAGTGGCATGATGGCTTGGCTGATCGGCAGGCCACCCGTCTTCACCAGCGCGCCGCCACCCGGCGGCACGCGGAAGATGTTGGTGTTCTGGCGACCGCCGGTGTCCGCCATGAGGAAGCCGGGGAAGTTGGAATACATGCCCGCGTCAAGCAACTCGCGCCACGCCGCCGTGATGGCGTTGGTCGTGTTGCCCAGAATGTGCAAGAGGCCAATATCGTAAAAGCCCAAGCCCGGCACAAACGGGTATTTGACGAAGCAGGGTTTCGCGGTCGGCAGATCCTGATCGTCTTCGTCGTAATTGCGGACGATGGACAGGATCTCGCGCGACGAAACGTCTATCGTGACGCGGTAAGGAATTTCCAGCCCGGTCTCTTTGCCCTTAAAGGTGTGCTCGAAACCATTGATGTCGAGTTCGCAGTGGCACTCGTAGATCTCGCGATCGCGGTCATCGGGGTTCGTGACCGATACCGCGATGCCCTGCTGGGCCCTTTCTTCGCGCTGCTGGGCGTCCAGTGACGATTCACGCGGCGTAGAAAGGTCTATATCACGGTATATACCAAGGATCTGCAGCCGCTTGACCGTTGATGGTTTCATGTACGAGCGGTGCGTAACGCGCTTGGCGTTCTGCAAGTCGGTCGCCGCGTTGTTGACGATCAGGTCATCGGCGTCGATGGTCTCCGACACCGGGCGATTACGCAGCGGGCAGTTGTAGACCTTCTTGAAAGCCGAGCCGCCGAAGCCGAGCATGAAGAACATGCGGTCGGTGTCGGGGTAATACTCTTTGGCGACCGATGTCAGGTAGTGATTGAGGTCGTCTTCAAGCGCGTCGGCCATCTGGTCGGCGGGAAGCCCGCCCGAGCGAGAATCGTCGCGGATTTTTACCGGACCGTCAGTCGGCAGCATTTCCGAGCGAGCATTCGCCTGAAAACGCAGAACGGCCTCCAACAGAAGGGGATGCCGGACTTTAGACATGCCCTCGACTGGCGCGCCATCAGAAGCGCCCTGTAGGCCGGGAATCTCGACCTTAAGACCCAGTAACTTGATGCCATTGGCCCTGTCCGCAATCCAATCACTACGGGAATCGATGTCGTCGGCAATGCCGCGCATCAGGTCTTCGGAAATGCGATGCAACTCCGATTGCTCGATCTGATCGACCAAGTTATCGAACCAGCCCGACTCTTCCTTCTCCGCGCGCTCAATCGGTGAGCCATCGAGAGATACCGTGATCGAGCCGTCGCCGTGCTCGATGCGAAGGACATTGCCCTTCTCGTCCATGTCGGGCACGTCACCGCCCTCGTCTGCCATCTCGACGATGACGTTAGACGGCTCGTGCTCTTCCGTAGGCTCTGGGGCCAACTCACGAATGCTGGGCGAAAGTCCGGGAGTCATTGCCATGTTAGCACTTCACGTCCCAGCGCTTGAGCGCCAGATTGATGCGGCTGTTGGGGTCGTGCGCGGTCTTGGCTGAAGTCAGTTTTTCCTTCATGCCACACATACGCGAGCGAAAGTTATCGCGGCGGGCGGATGCCTTTGGGCTATGCGCCGCTTCAGAAGCGCGGACGGGTTTCTTGATGTCATGACCTTCTGCACGCAAAGAGGCCCGACCTTTCTCATTCAGACCGCCGGAAGGTGACTTACCTTCCTTCCTCGTCCACGCTTTAGACATGACACGTCCTTTTTACGGCAAAAGATTCTCCATCTCTTCTACAAAGCGACGGATGCCCTCCTGCGCGGCATTATCGTCCGTTTTCGCCGAAATTGTATAGAACCGATGGGCCTTCCCCATCCCGTCCTCAAATCCGCCCGTGACATCCACTTCCCATACGGGCATCGGACCGTCTTCCAACTTCTCTACGGTGGCCTGCGCTAAGACTCTGCTCATGGCTTATTCCTCAGGTGGGACTTGATCACCTCTTCCAATTCTCGCACCTGATCTTTATGCGCCGCCAACTCGCGAATCAACTTGTCGCGCTCAAGGCGAAACCGCTCAATGTCTCTATGAGATACAGCCAGTGCCTCCCGCAGCCGCATCAAATCGCCCATAGCGCGGATCTCCTGACGCAGGCTCTCGACCCAAAGAGGGGCGGGCAGCATCGGCCTTGTGTCGTCGTTGTCGCGCTCCAAGTCCTTTATCTGACCCTGCTTGTTACCCTTGCCGCTCAACGTAAACATGGTTCACCCCGGATACAGTGGCTCGCCACGGCCTGAGCCCCGTGGGTAAATAACCTGCGATTCGATCTCCGCAATCCGCTCCGACGAGCGCTGCAAGAGGCCGACGTCACGCATATGCCGCATCGCCTGCGACACGGTATCGACCAAGTCGTCGTGCTTACCGCGCGGAAACTGGCCCACCTGCGTGATCACCATATCAGCCCATTGGCGATCGGGCGCGTAGACCATCCCTTCGGCAAACAGGTGCTGAATCGAGTACAGGCGCGATAACTTGTCTTGCGACTTCGGATCCGACAACTGGACGGTAAACCTCTCGTTACCGTACAGGCGCCGCATTTCCTGCGCCACCGAGATACCCGCCGCCTTGTTCTCGATCAGCAGTTTATCCACTTTCAGCGATCGGCAAGTGGACGCCACCTTCTCGACCAATTCGTGCAACTCGAGCCGGGCCTGCCACGCCATCATCAGCATCACCTTCGGCGACCCTTCGGCGTAATTGCGATCAATGTACGACGGCCGCCCGTCAGGTCCCACAACCCTCGACGCCGTCGCCTTCGTCTCCTCCGTGAACACGCCCCAGATGGTCAACGCCGAATAGTCATTGCTGGTCTTCAGCGTGTAGGCTGTATCTAGAGACGCCAGAATGAAATCCATGGGCGGGAAGGCGGGGTCCTCCCACGTCTGCCACCAGTCGCGCTTGATGACGCCGCCGCCCGCAGGCTCCGGCCTCTGCTGCAACTGCCCGGCGGTGGCGAAGGGTCCCAACTGTTTCTCGAGGACCGTCAACTCCTCCTCGCCAAAGCGCTCCGGCCAGAGCAACTCCCCCGGCTCGCTGCGGGGGTCATTCCAGCCGATCTTGGTCATGAAGGCGCGCTCTGGCTCGTAGCGCATCGGCAGACACAAGTGGGTCCACTCGCCGACGTTCTTCTCCAAAATGTGACCCGTCAGGTCGTCCTCCGCCAGTCTCTGCTGAATCACCACGTACGCGCCCGTCTTCGGGTCATTCAGACGGGTGCTCATCGTGCCGTCCCACCAGTCAATCGTCGCCTGAATCGTCGCCTCAGAGAACGCCTCGTTGGCGGCGTTGGGGTCGTCGACCACGATGATCGAGCCACCTTCACCCGTCACCGCCGCGCCGATCGACGTGATCAGTCGCTCGCCGCCCTGATCGTTGCTGAAACGCGATTTGGTGTTCTGGTCGCTATTTAATATGAAGCGATCACCCCACAACTTCTGATACCACGGCGATTCGATCAACCGGCGGCACTTCACCGAGTCCCTGAGCGACAACTGATTGGCGTACGACGCATGGAGAAACTGGACGCCCGGACCCGACGTGGGACCGCGATCACTCTGCGCCCACGTCCACGCAGGCAACGCCACCGACGTGATACTCGACTTACCCATGCGAGGCGGGATGTTGATGATCAGGCGCTTGATGTCACCGTCCACGACCGCCTGCAGGTGCTCCGCCACCGCCTCAATCGGCCACCCGTCCACCCACTTACTGGAATCCAAATACTTCCACGCATGGCGCAAAAACTCGTACAGGCTCTCCTCGCAGTCGGCCCTCTCCAAGTCGATGAGTTGAGCCGCAGGGTCGATAATGACGCCGCCGATCTTGATGGCCATTACGTTGCTTCACCCCAACTTGTGGCAATGCGTCTGCACTTCTTACAGTAGATAACGGGGAACATCTCCCATAACAGTCCCGGCTTGAGCAAGCCGCGACAGGCTTTGCAGTGGGATTTCATTTCTCCCCCCTCTCCCGGATTCGAGCCGCAAAGACCTCGCCGCCCTTAACCGCTGACTTTCGTTCACACGCTTTCGCACACGCCTCACGCTCCTCCAAAACCGCTTGACGAATTTGCACTTCAAACATGGCTTGCGCTTTCGCAATAATGTTTTCAGCCATCTCTGCGGTCATCGGCGGAATGTCATCCCTGTTCATTGTTCCCCCTTGCGCGGATGGCCTCACAACACTCCGTTTCTGTCACCACACGCAAAAACTGTGCTGTTTGAGCAGACCACGCCGCATCCCACGCCACATCCCACGCCGCAGCCAACGCCGCAGCCAACGCCGCAGACCACGCCGCATCACGCGCCGCATCACGCACCGCAGACCACGCCGCATCACGCGCCGCATCCAATTCATTTTTTGTCGCTGCGCCCAAAGCAAAACGCTCTGCGACATTGATTGCGTCATGGCTTCGTTGATTGGTCATCAGATGCTGCACTTGTCTTGCACACCAGACAGCAAACAACCGCCACTCGAGGTCATGCTCAGGCACCGTGCGACACGCCCACAAAGCGTCTTTTATGCCGTTTGATTCCACAATGACGCTAAACGGTAGCGGCTCGTCATCGGCTTCTGTTTTGCCAAGATGCCGAAGAAGTTTTTTCCACCCTTCAACACACGGATCATGTTCGCGAATTCGATTCAATGTCGTGCAGATCACGGGTTCTCCCCCCGCGCACGGATCCGAGCCGCAAATATCTCACCGCCCTTAACCGCTGACTTTTGTTCACACAATCGCGCACACGCCTCTTGCTCCTCGGCCCTTGCCCGCGCATCGACTTTCGTCATCAGCGCGTGAAGCGCGTCGTAGAACGTTTGATGCAACTTGGCAAACGCATATTTGGCTGCTTCATCGCGGGTCATGGCTTTTCCTCCTCGCAGCGTTGAGTGACCGCCGAGACTCGAGCCGATTGACGAGCATCCAGATCAAGATCGTGACAGCGATTCTGAAGACCACGATGAAAGCGAGGGCGCAGAACGCCAGTTTTATGATGGTCATGCCGTCACCTTTGTAAACAAAACTTCACGCACCATCCGAATAATGTCATCGCGGGTCATCTGAGTCTCTCCATCGGTTAGTCATACACGTCGGACAGTATCCGCCTATTCCTCGTCCTCGTCCACATACTGGGCATCCTCAGCCTTCGACTGGAGGTTCGCCGCCAACGCCGCCTTCATGATCTCCCTGAGATTCTCGCGTTGCTCAGGCGTCAACTTCCGTGAGTCAAACGTCTGGTTGGCCTGAACCTGTATCGGCTGACCGTCAGCGCCCGTCACCTCTAGCCGGTCCTTCTCGCGCCACTGGGCACGGGTCTTCAGGATAAAGATACTGGCGCTGACCGCGTCCTTCCGGTCGCTCATCGCGATTTGGTACAAATTATTGGCCACGTTCGCCAACATCTCCGGGACGGCCGAGTCCAACTCGTGCTTGTAGTACTTATTGAGCGTGTTCTCGCTCAACCCCGTCAGGACCGAGATGCGCTCAATCGGATACCCTAAGAACGCGAACGATCGAATTTTGTGCCGCATAATCTCGTCCACCACGTGGGCCGGGATGCCTTGTGGCCTGTCGGGTGGGCTGATCAACTCGCGGATGGGGTTGGGCTTCGTCTTACTGTTACGAGTTTTTTTTGCTTTAAGGTCTTGGGGCGTGTCCCCGGCCTGCGCCCCGTCGCCAATGATCGCCGCCTCCTGTGGAGTTACCGGGGTCAATTTGTAAATCGGTTCCAAGTCTTTTCTGCTTTTTGCCATCGGTAGGCTCCATTAGGTCGGTCAATGTCGCATTTGACTCTACCCAAGCACTCTCCCACGCCGTCGTCCGTTGGGGAGAGTCTTTGGGTACCCCCCCACCCTTTTATTTCGCGAAGGGGGGTGGGGGGTCTGTCTATAGGCGGATTCTGAGTATATGTAGTTGGCGGGCAGATCCACCACCCCACGCGCCTTTCGCCTAATACAGGGGGGGTCGGAGGGGGGTCAAGCGGTTATCCACAGGTTATCCACAGGATTTTCCGAGTTATCCACAGGATATTCACAGTTTCCTAACAGGATATTCACAGGCGCGCCCGAGATGCAGCGGGCCATCGCTCATAAGCCGTTGATTCCGTTAGCCTTATCGCGCGCGGACTTGAAGGCACGTGACCGCTCGACGCACTGCACGCAGCGCCAGCAGCGCGCTCGCAGGTGTGGCTTGGTGCGGACGAGCAGCAGGTCGCCGACGCTCTTGCACGCCGCGCACCAGCCGCGCCTGCTGGGCGTCGGGCCGTTCATGGGCCCGCGTCCCACCGCAGGCGTGCGTACTTCGCATAATCGTTATTATGTTGCATGCGTAAACTCGTAAGTGATTGATTACGCTGCAGATTATTGGTGGGAGAAGTTATCCACAGGTTATGCACACAACCATCCACAGGCTGGCGCGCATTCTCTCCCACTTCACCAGCGGATGTCAGCCGGGCTGTCGTCCTTGAACGGCTCGCTCGAGGGCGCGTCAGGATCGGCCAGCGGCGTGGCCTGCATGCTGGTCAAGATCGCGCCGAACCGCCGCTTGAGCGCTCGCAGGGGCGCGTCCTGCGCCTCGACAAGCGTGGCCAACTCCTCGACCGTCCATACCTCTAGAGCGCGGTCGCGCGCCCTCACGCGGGCCGCGTGCTCGCGCTCCTGCACGATCGCCAGCGTGCTGCCATCGCTCATGCGCGCCTCCCACACGCCCGGCAGCAGCACGCCGCACGCCTGCGCGGCCTTGTCGGCGGCAGCAAGCGCCTTCTCCATGCGGCCGACCTCCATCAGCAGCGTGGGCAGATCCGCCTCGCGTGACGCCCGCCACAGGCGCTCCTCCTGCGCGTCGTAGCGCTCCCTGACGTCAGGCGCGAGGCACAGGCGGGCTCGCCCTACGCCCCACGCGAGGTGCAGAGCGCGCTCCTTTGCCTCGATGCTGTCCAGCGCCGTGCGCCCTGCCTTGTACCCTGCCTGCGTGTGCGCCCACGGCGGTCCTACCACTGTCTTCACGGTTTGTGCTACCCATTGATTCGGTGAATTGAGCCTGCATCGGTCGATAGATCACGTGCATGTTCCACGTGGAACATTCCACAGTCAGCCATGCCGCGATGGTCGCAATGGCTGACAAGCAGAATCGCGCTAACTTATTGAATGCGTTCAACATTCTTCACATAAGCGCGCAAGAAAATGGGCGTGTTATTGCCAGCCCATGCGCCTGTCACGTTGAAGTCCATGAACTCGACCGCTTCCTCTTCCGACATTTGGTCACGATGCACCAAAATATCGACGCATTGGTCCCAGTCATAAATCGCGACGGCGCGATTGAACTGCGTGCCCATCCCGATCAGGGCCGCCTCGAACCCGTCGGCCAGCAGGACGTCCTCGAACATCTCCGCGACCTCATCGTCCTCGTAAACCACTTTTGTCGTCACCGCTCACCTCCATTGCCAACAAGCAACGCAATCAAAAACACGATCATCGCCCAGCAGTAATGCCCGTGGGCCAGCAGGACCGCGATCGCCAACACCATTGCTACAGCCATACTTTCTCCTCCATAGCCGCTCTAAACGCCTCAGAATCGGCCTGATGATGCTCTTCGAGCAACTTCCACTCCCGGTTGCGCTTGAACGACTGCGTCGAGCGGGACCACGCCAAGTAAAAAACATTCTTGCGGGCAGGCGTCAGCAGCACCGCTTTGAGCGCGACCCATTCGGCCGTGGTCCACGCCGCGACCGTGCTCACGACCCACGGGCCATGCTCTGCCACGACCCGCTCATCCGGGCGCACCCGCACCCGGCGCCGTCCGGCCATCCTGAATTCACCTGTCTCCATCACTCACCTCCAACCTGCCTGCGTGCGGGGGCAGCGGAACTCGCGCAGCCCCGTGCGGAGCGATTCCGCGTTGCCCCGCGTCAATGCCCGCTTGCTGTTCAAAAAAAAAAACAGACTGCAGATTCGCAGTCTGCAGGTGGTGGTTGCGGTAACGCACCCACCTTACCCCTCTACCGAGGGTAAGTGGTGTCTCCGCAAACTTTGCCGCAACGCATACCGCATTGATTTCATTGGATTTTTCGACCCTGTCTCCGCGTCTCCGCAATACGTCTCCGCAAATGCTATACCGCAATGATTCTGTTGAAGTTTTTTGCGGAGACGCACTTTTTGCGGAGACGTCTCCGCATGCGTCTCCGCAATGTCTCCGCAACCTCACGACTCGTCTCCGGCGCGGTTTTCGCGCCAATCACGCACCACCTGAACCGTGTTGTCGACGACCTTTAGGCCCTTCGCCTTGGTGTTTCTGTCCACCATCTCAAGCGCGATCTGGCCGCTGTGCAGCCAGTCCTCGAGCAGGGTCTGGGCCTTGTCGGCCGGGATGCCCATGGCGTGCATGTGCGTGATCGCGTACCGACCCTCGTTGCGACTGCGGGGATGTGGGCTCCACGGCTTCTTAGCCTCCCACGCCGCCTGCATGGCGCTCAGGACCTTCTGGACAGCCAACAGGTCCACCTCAGGCTCTGAGGCCGTCAGCGGGCTCCTGAAGGGCTCTACGACAAGGGATTGCGTCCCTTTGAGATCGCCAAGGGCGATGGGGCGCAGGCTGTAGCCGATCGTCCAGCCGTCCGGGGCTGCCTTGATCTTGGCGGCCGTCAGCAGGCCCTCACTGGCGCCCGAGTCCTTGGTGACCGCCATGATGAAGTCTGCGGCACCGCTGAAGACGCTCGAGCCGCGCATGTTCTCGCCCGCCTTGCTCGAGTGGTGCACGCACAGGACCACGCAGCCGTAGGTCTGGCGCAGCAGGTCGAGGGCGCGCACCGTGACGTTGGCATCCTCCTGCTTATTCTCGTCGCCTGACATGGCGCGTGCGAGCGTATCGACGACGATGAGGGCTGGCGCGACGCTATGGCGGTCCACGACCGTCTGGACCGTCCTGAGCAGTTTCAGGACGTCGCCTTCGGCGTTCAGGTTGATCTGACTGTGCCCAAGGTAAAAAGGGGCGTCGTCTGCGCTCAGGTTATTCGCGATCTCGATCGCTCGAATGCGGTTCTTGATGTCGCTGACGCCTTCACTGGAGAGATAGATCACGGGCGCCGGGCCTTCCGGCACGTGCAGGTTGCGGTCGAACCAGACCGCCTGCTTAAGCGCGATGGCCATGGACATGCCCATGGCGAGGAATGACTTGCCGGATCCCGGCGCCCCGGTGATGAATCCGACCGCCTGCGGTCCGATGATCATGCCCTCGACCAACCACGTCGGGTCTGGAAGCGCTTTGATGCCGCGCACGTCGAGCAACTCGAACGTGTCAGGGGCGAAATCGCCCTGCTCTACGATGATCTCACCTGTCTCTGGATCGATCCGAGGCGGGATGACAGGTTGTTCCTGCCCCGGTTGCTGTTTTGGGGAGGGTCTTGCTGCCTCCTGCGCTACCTTGTGGTCCCACTGGTTCAGCGCCGCGCGCCACTTCTGCTGCATCAGCGTATGCCCACGACCCTCGCGCTCGAGCAGGACGTGCTGCGGCGTGCCGGGCTCGTGGATGCGAGATTTGACGTTGCGCAGGTAGACCTCGTAGGTCTCCCGCATCAGGTTGTTGAGGGCTTCGGTCGAGGGCAAGAACGGGCACTCGCGGTGGAGGTCCAACATGCGGCCCCAAACCAGCCGCGTCATGTAATCCTCGCGACCGTCGATGCGCGCGCCGAAGGCATCGAGTTCTTGGCCGACGCTGGGCGTTTTAACGGCCGCTGCGCCGTCGTGGTGTTGGGATGAGGGCTGAGGGCCGACCAGATGGTCGATCGCCGCACAGAGGGCCTCAGGCGCCTCCGGTATCTCTAGGGTCCACGGTTCGCGTCCTGCGTTCCACGCATACCGTCCGCCCGACTCGTGACGAGACGGGGGAACGACGGCGAAGCCGCCCTGTCCTCGAATGTCCACGCCGATTGGAGTCTTGGCGGTCGGTGGCGTCCACCCGGCAGGTGCCCTGAGAAAGACCTGCAAGCCGCCTCCGCCTGTCCGTTGAGTGGGCGCGATGATGGGGTCGTCACAAGTGACAGCCTGCCACCATTCGGCCGCTTCGGCGTAGCGCTGGATGTCGAGGTCCACGACAAACACGCCACTCGAGCAGGCGCCCGTGAGCACGCCGATGTTGTGGCCGTTGCGATGGCTGCCCGTGGGGCTGAACCAACGATCGAAAGTCTCTTGGGGGACGAGGGCGTTCTCGAACTCACGCCAACTGGACAGCATGGGTCGTTTCCAGTTGGGGCTGGACGCCGGATCATGGCCCGGCACAACCTGAAGGCCCAACGAACGAAGCATCTGTGCATGATCTGAGGTCGAGGCAAAATCCGGGTCAAAAGCAATTGACATCATGGTACGCTCATGGGTGCATGGTCGATTAGGGGGCGGCAGACTTTGCGGGTCGCCGCCCCCACCTTATCCGCCTCTAGAGCGGCTTATGTCAATCAGACCAGACCACGAAGCGCAGCGCGGACCGCCTCCATCTTGGCGGTGTCCTGCTCGACCAATTTCAGGGCCGTCTCGAGTTCGCAAAGGGCGTCCACGGCCGCCTGCAGTTTATTCATGGCCACCTTGAGGGGCGAAAGCGGGACTGCGGGCGCGCAGTCATTCGTGGGCACCAGCATGGCAGTGAAGTCGGCGGTTTCTTTCTTCATCGGTTCATCCTTTTGCTTCTTGATAGGTCGGTCGAATTCAACGCCGATCTTCCGCAGATCGGACTTAGCATTCATGATGGCTCTCGAGTCGCCAGAGCGGCGCAGCGTGACGATGCCGTGGCCGTCTTTGCCGTACACCACGTAGCCGAAACTTTTGTTCCGGTGCGGCTGCACTCGAAAGCCTTGGTCGGTGGCGATGTCCACCAACTCCTCGATGTCTCTCATCGCGTTGCTCATGAATCATTCCTCCACTTTTGATTAGTCAGCATTGGTTGCATCCTTCTTCTTGAGAACACCCGCGCGGATCTTGCGCGCGAACCATGAGGGCTCGAGCAAGCCCTCGTCATAGGCCATGATCAGAAGACCAGCGTATTGCGGCACGGCAAACTCGCCGTTGCACCACGCGCGCGCCTGCCTGACGTTGACGCCACACATCCACGCGAGGTCCTGTTGGCGCAGGTTGTTGCGCGCCATGATCGACCTGAGTTTGTCTTTCTCGAACTTCATCAAAGCATCCTCATGACAACAACAAAAACACCCAGCATGAAGCCCATGCAGAAGGGCAGCATGTTGCGCTCGATGAACTCGTGCGCGCGTTCGTGAAACGGTTTCTTGATATTCACAGTCCGTACTCTCCTGAAAGAACTTTGCGGGCCGCATACGCGACCATGACGCCCTTAGCGTTAAGGCCGGGCGATGTTTCGATGTACTCCGCGCACGAGCGCAACACGCTGCGGAGCACTTCGATTTGGTTGGCCATGGTGAATGCGTGGTCCTCGAGCAGGTCCACGCGATTCGCCAGTTGGTACTCGTGCTCGAGGGCCATTATTCGTGGTCCCAGTAAGCGCGATCGTTCGCGCGCTCGACGCGGCTCTCAATCTCTTCCTCAGTGATGCCGCCGCAGATCACGCACTCGCCGTTGATCATGATGTGGCGCGGCTTCGAGCCGTTCTTGCGCGAATTGCAATCGTTATGGTTCTTGGCGTCGATGATGTAGAAGTCGTCGAACGCCGAGGCGCTGTCGAGGTAGGCCGAAAGCAGGCGGTTGTCGTAGTCCATGATCGCTCCAGTAGGTAGGTCAGAAATGTCGGACAGGCGGAGTATGGGCTGATTCCGCCTGTCCGTCAATAAGCCCTTAGCGGGCCTCCTCGATCAAGTACAACTCCTGCTTCGCGCGGGTCGCAGCGACGTAGCAAAGGTTGGCCTCCTGCTCCTTCTGCCAGTCCTTGCGCGCCCACTTCGACGGGCACTGCGACGAGTTCAGCCAGTAAACCCGGTCGGCTTCCAGACCCTTGGCCTTGTGGATCGTCGCCAACGTCGTCACGCCGCGCTCCTGATCGAAGATGGTGTCGAGCAGGCGGAGCAGCGCCGGGACCGTGCGGTCGGTCTCAGGCAGGCTCTCGATGAGGCAGAGGATCGAC